ACCGCCCCTCCCTCTACAACTACACGAACGAAGGCATTGAGTTCTCCGAAGACGAAATGTTTGACATCAAACAGGTCGTCTCAGCCTACGAGTACACCGCAGTCGTCACCACTGATGGCACGATTTACAGCACTGGCTATGGCGTTCAAGGCCAACAAGGCGATGGCGGAGTTTCCAATCGTGCCTTCTTCCGCAAGGTTGACTTTCCTATTGACGCTGGCCCCGTGCGCTATTTGCACGTTCAGTTCCATGGTGCAAGCTCATTGTCTGTCTACGCCTTGATGGAAGACGGAGATGTCTACTCTTGGGGCTACAACAACTATGGTCAGCTTGGTCACGGCGACACAAACAACCGCCTTACTCCAACCAAGATCACGGTCTTCAACCAAAACGTCCGCTGCGTTCGCACCGGCGGCTACCACGTTGCTTTCATCACCAACGACAATCAGCTTTACCTCTGTGGCCTGAACACTTCTGGTCAGTGCGGCAACGGTACGGTAACCAACCTCTCTACACCGACTCTCTGCAACATTGGCGGCGCTGTCGTGAAGGTTGCCATCTGCGGCGACTCATCCAACGCAAACGGTTGGACTCTTGCTCTCCGCGCCGATGGTCGTCTCTACTCATTTGGCTACAACGGCTACGGTCAGTTGGGTGACAACTCAGCGACCTCTCGTTCCACCCCGACGCAAGTCAACGTCATTGGCGTAGATACCAACAAGCGCGTCATCGACTGCTGGTGCGGCGGTGGCGTTTACGGTTCGTCTGCCGCCCTGTGCGAAGACGGCACGTTCTACACATGGGGCCGGAACAACGTCGGCTTGCTCGGCCTTGGCGATACCACCGACCGCGCAGTCCCTGTGCTGAACCAAAAGGTTCAATGGGTGTCTGACGTTCAGTGGGCGGGCCAAACAACCAGCACCACCTACTACTACAACAACATTGTCGTATTGGCGCATGCCAACAAAAACGACCGCATCAACCGCCGCAATGGCGCTGCGTTTACCGCAGGACATCAACAACCAACGCTTGCTCGACCCAACAGCGCGTCCCCGCAAACTCAGTATGGTCGAGTTGGTTTCACCAATCGCTCCGGCAATCATATTCGCCACATCTCGGTTCAAGGCTTCCACTCCGGCTCTACGCTTGAAAACGCATGGATGGCGCTGGATGAAGATGGCGTGGTTCACTGGTGCGGCTACGACTCAGGCAACTACATGTCTGGTCGCCCTGATGGCGCTAACACATACTCGCCAATGCAGATCATCGTCTAAGGAGAAAACAAATGGCAATCTACGGATACAAATCCCCTGACGGAAAGACACACTGCAATGTCGCCGAAGGCTTCGTCTCTCTTGGTATGAATGGCGTCAATGGGAAGTGCTACTTCTTCATTGACACCAACGTGACCATCCCCGATCAGCCCGCTGAAATCGGTTGGTCTGTCATCACTGACGAAGAGGAACTCGACTCAGTAGCCAAATACTGCCCAGCGTTTTTCCGTGATCGCGAAGCGACCAAGGCAGAAGTCGGCTTGGCATAAGGAGAGCCTAGATGGCTGACGGCTACAACATCTTCGCAGGAGTGCCGTCGTCTCAAACAGAGCGCCGGGAGGAAGGTTACACCTGCCTTCGGCGCTTGTGTTTTATTCGACCCGCCAAACCAGACACCGACAATGGAGTTGCGCTTCCAAACTTCAGCGGCAACTCATGTTGGTTCCAGCAAAACGCAAAACACTTCGATGGCTGGCGGATCAACTACACCCCCGTTGCAGAAGACAGCCTGATTCGCGTCATGTGCTCTGGCTACATTTACCGCGACACGACATACCAGCGCTACTCAATCGACTGCGAGGTTGATGGTCGAGGCATCAACACCTACTACAAGACCGCCTACGCGATGGACTCAGTTGACGAATGGACGTGGGATATGCCGTCTTGGGGCAAAGGGATGACGAAACCCGTCTCGATTCGCGCTGCAAGCTGGGATGGAAATACGGTCAACCTTCACCCGGGTGACAACTACGCTGCCTTCACTGGCGCTCGCATTGATGCGTACTTGCGTCGCTTCACGATTGAAGAGTGGGAAAACACTGAACCCGGGAAACCAGCCGTTATGCGCTGGGATGAAAAGAACTTGGATTTCTGACCATGTTTGCACAGAACTCGATTCACGCATCGCACGACTCCCCACTCCTTCAAGAGCGGCAAGTCGGAAACTTGCTGCGTCGAGTTTCTTTGTTCATGAGCACGCCAAAGCCGCGCCTTGCCACCATCAGTAATGACTACGACAGGCCGGATGCTCCGGGCGCATCGCTCCCTGACGGCATGTACATGAACTACACACCCGTCTCAGACAACAGCATCATCAGAGTCCGCGTTGGCTGCTACCTGTATCGTGGCGGTTCTGCCTCAGATGGAGTGTCCGTCAGAAACGACTACATGATGTTCCGCTACATGTGGCAGTTTGGAGAGGAAGCCTACGGCTGGGAGTTCCATCGAGAATACGACTCAGACGGATACCGAGTATTCAAAACTGAGGTTCCGTCTTGGGGCAAAGGAAGACGGCGTCCAGTGCGCTGGCGCGTCGTAAACTACCATCCAAACGGCTACTTCAGAACCAACATCTACTTGCTCGACGATCAAGCCGGTTCACCAAGCTGGATCAAACGCTTTGATGGTGGCGATACATTGGCTATCATGCCTCAAATCTGCGTAGAGGAATACGCAACAACTGAACCTTTTGAGACTCCCGTCATTCTCTGGGACGCCAACAATGTGGACTATTAACATGGAATTGGATGAACAAAAACTTCAGACCCTCCTCAAAGAAGCCGCACGCGAAGGCGCACAACAAGCTCTCAGAGAGGTCGGACTTCACGACGACAATGCTGGCAAAGACATTGCGGACTTGCGCGACCTTATTGATGGATGGCGCGACGTCAGGAAAACCATGCTTGCAACATTCGTCAAGTGGATCACGCTTGGCATTCTCAGCGTGATCTCTCTAGGGGTATACACCAAATGGGGCAAATGAAACCGAAGGACGCGCTGAAAGCCGTCCAAGAACTCGAAGCAAGCGCAGGCTGGGCCTACGCAAAGCAGGCAATGCAAGACGACATCTTGCGTGCTGCTTACAACATTGCCGAGTCCCCCAACATGACGCTAGAAGAAATCAATTTTCGGAGGGGAGCCATGTGGGCTGCTCGCCGATTGCTCGAACTGCCAATGGCCTTGAGACTTCGTCTTGAGAACGACGTGCTGATGGAAGCAGCAATGTCGAAAGAACCAACTGGCAGCACCATAGAACCGCCCGCTACGGCTGGCATGTAACGTCCGCTACGGCTGACAAGGAGAAAAAAATGGCAGGTATTGACCAACAGCAAGACCAAACTTTCATCGACAGCGTCGTCAATGAAACGCTTGGCACAGCACAACAGGGTATGCAACAAGCGCAGCAGCAGGCCGCTCAAGCGCAGCAGCAAGCGATGAACACGCCCGGTGCAGACCCAAAGAACCCACAAGAAAAACCGACCGCTATGGAAAAAGCGGCTGCGACTGCGTCACCTCAAACTGAGGGCGACAAGTCCAACATGGATGCGATGACCTTCATCGACGTTGACTTTGGAGACGGACAAATGCGTCGTCTCTCACCCAACCAGATCAAGGACACCTTCCAGCGCTACCGCGATCTCAACTATCGCCATCAAACGCAAGTGGCTCCCAACCAGCAACTGCTGGAAATGGCTACTCAGATTCAGGAGGCGGCTGCCGCCCAAGGCTACCAAGTCGGCCCAGCCGAGGTGGTTCAGCTTGTGCAGACCGCCCTGAACGCCATGGTGCACAACGCCCAGATGGGCGGGCAGCCCACTCAGCCAACGCAAGTTGGCCTCCCAGTGCCGCATGACATGGAAATGGCTATGCAGCAATGGGAGCAAGAAAACGCAATCTCTCTGCCTCCGGCCTACCGTCAAGCAGCGGCTCAAATGACCGCCCTGCAAAACGACAACGCCCAACTGAAGCAGATGATGATGCAGATTCTTCAGCAGGCTCAAGGCGTACAAGGCCAAGTTCAGCAGCAAGTTGTTGATGCCCACCAAGCGCAAGTTCAGAACATGCGCTCAATGGCAGCCAATAACCTGAACAGCGCCCAACAGAGGTATCAGCTTCCCGACGAGGCCGAAAACGACTTCTTTACCTACGCCTTTGAACGTGGCTACACCATCGAGGACTTTGTTGACCCTCGTCTCACCGACAAGGTTGTGTCCGATTTTCGGAACAACATGAACTCTGGTGAGATGGAACGCTTGCGCTTGATGGCCCAGCGTCGGACAGCTTTCACTGGCAACGTCGGCACGCAGCCGACAGCCAATGGTCGCGCCCCCGCCGCAGACGCCAACCAAGCATTCATTGACACCGTCACCCAAGACATCATGAAGAAACGAAACATGGTGTAACAGGGACGACGGATTCACGTTTATGGTAAAAAATTGTCTCATGTCCCACAGACGCTACGGCCTCAAATGCGGGACATGAGAAAAGACGAGACGAGACCAAAATGCTGCACGCTAATCTGGTTGGAGTTGAGTCGAAAGACTGGAAACACGCAAACCAACGCCATCAACTTTTCAAGGAGTAATAAACATGGCTGCTATCACCGGACTGCGTGGGACGGGTCAGTTTTCGGCTGACTTCCGACCCACTAACTATCGCGAACTGTTCACTCTCTTGGAGCCGAACGGTACTGCACCCCTGCAAGCTCTGCTTGCAATGGCTGGCTCGGAATCTACCGATGACCCCAAGTTCAACCACTTCCGCGACGAACTGCCTAACCGCGTTCTGAAGGTCAACGACGCTGCTGGCTACAACTCCAGCGCCACGACCATCACCGTGGACAACAGCGACGACGAAGGCTTCGTGGTTGCTGGCACTCTGATCTACAACACCAAGACTGGTGAATTGATGCGTGCAAGTGCTGACGCTAACACTGGTGCTAACACCATCACTGTTGAGCGCAACATTGGCGGCACTTCCTTCACCATCGCTGACAACGACGACCTCGTCATTGCTGGCTTTGCAGATCAGGAAGGTGGCACTAGCCCCACCCCCGTGTCGTTCGACCCCACCACTGACTACAACTACACCCAGATTTTCAAGACTGCGGTGCAGGTCAGCGGTACTTTGAAGAACACCTACTTGCGCACCGGCGACAAGGAGCAAGAGCAACTGACTAAGGCGCTCAAGCTGCACATGTCCGACATCGAACGCGCAATGTTCTTCGGTCGTCGTCACGAGAAGAACGGCAGCACCGCAACTCCCACCCGCTTCACTGGCGGCCTGTTGAGCCAAATCACCAACGTCTATGACGCTGCTTCTGGCTTCGCAACTGCCAACAAGATCACGGAGAAAGAGTTCGACCGCTTGTTGATCGAGAACCTGTTCGCTTATGGCTCCACCGAGAAAGTTGCCTTCTGCGGCTCTCGCGTCATCTCCAACATGATGGAGATCGGCAAGAACCGTTGGCAGCCCACCCAAGTGGACAACGCCTACGGTGTCTCGTTCACACGCTACACCACCTTCGCAGGCGACCTGCTCGTGTACATGCACCCCATGTTCCGTCAAATCCCCAACATGGAACAAACCATGGTGGTTCTGGACATGCCCAACCTGAAGTATCGCTACCTCCAAGGTCGCGACACTCAACTGTTGCGCGAAATCCAGAACAACGACTTCGACGGTATGAAGCACATGTACATGACTGAGTGCGGTCTGGAGATGCTCCAAGCCAAGCCTCACGCCATCGTGAAGAACTGGTCTGCCGTAAGCTGATCGGACGACAGCCTCGGTAGTTCTAGGCAACAATGGGCCGAGGAGGTATCCCACCCCCTCGGCCCTTTTTACTAAAAGGAGACTTAAATGTCTGACAACGAAAACGCACCCCAAGCAGAAGATTCTGTTGAGACGACAGACCGCAATGAGCTTCGCAAACGCGCAGCCAAAAAAGCCGAGACGAAAGACGCCCGTGACGCAGCAGCAACCGTGATGGCAGCCGCAAAAGACCCGTCCAAGTACGTCTACTACGTCAGCGCCAAGCCGGAGAAGATCACCTTCGACATCAAGGTGGCTGGCACTGACTACTCACCAGCATGGGACAAAGACAAAAAGCACTTGTGCTGGCGTATTCCCACCGAAGTTTCTGACCGTTTCGAGATGCACTCTCACTTTGTGAGTGGTCGCATCATCAAAGCGAAGGAGTAATCCATCATGGCCCATGACCCAACCGCGTACAAAGACATGTTCAAGCCAACGCAAGAGCCTACGCACATTGATGTTCATGGGCGCGTGACCGCTGGCGCTTCAGACCCTCGTGCAGTCATCAACAAAGCAAAGCTCAATGAGGCTGATGCTGCGTGGCATGACTTGTACGACGCAAAGGAGCAGCGCAATAGATACTCCGCAAGCTCTCCTCACATTGCAGAGCCATACTCTCCGCTCGAAATCCTCGTCTTCCAAGCCCTGCGCCGTTATGGCGACATGCACCCCGGAACTGTGGATGGTGAAGTCATGATGATGTTCACCGAGTTTGGCAATCTTGTGATCGAAGACTTACGCGCTCACCCATATTGGGAGGGCGTTGACATTGACTACTACACTCACCCATCTGAGATCAGGCCAATCCCCGACCCAATCATGGTCACCGGCCTTCTCTACCACTACTCCATTCAGCAGCAGTCCAATAAAGTTGAGGCATACGGCCCAATGTACTTCAAGGGCATGAACAGGATTTTGTTCAACCGCAAGTACGGGAATGGAAAAATTGAACTCTCGCCAGTGGATAGAGGCGCTGGCAATGAACCATCTGGGTCTGTCTCATACGACGCTAGAAGGAACAGCTAATGTCAACGATCTACGCGCCATCTGGAGTCAAGGTCAAGGTATATCCCTACGAGGATTACCAAGGCATTGACTCGTCTCGCGACAAAGGCGCTTTGGATACTGGTCAGAAGCAGCACATGCTTTCGATCCTCAATGGCTTCGCCGATTGGCGAGGCGCTCTCGTTCGTGACCCGGGCGCAAGCCAGCGTACAGAAGGCAACCGACTCATCAAACACGTCACGTTCTTCGGTCGCAACCTATTGGCTTGGGCGCAGAAGGATGGTGGCGGCGTAAGCCTCGTCTCAGAAAAAGGGCACAAGGCCAACGAGGTGTACCCGAGAAACGCAGTTGTTACGACAGCTATGTTCAACAACCAGTTGATGTTTTTCTCCCGTGACTACCCGATGTATCACTACGACGGTAGCATCTTCGAGAAGATCAAGACAAAGA